ACCAATGCTTGCTTCATGGCTATCGCACCAGCGCCCTGCAGTAGCGTGTTGAGCGCCGAATGCTCCGAGCGAACGAGTAGCTTGCGTCCGTCAAGACCGAGTAAGACTCCCCTTTCAATAAACGCTTTAGATACACGCTCTCTGAGCCTTTCAAGTTTCGGCGTGTTGCGTAGAAAATTATTAATGAGCTTCTGTCCTTCTTTCGATGAGCCTCCAACAATCTTCCCGATCTTGGCAGCTCCTGCGCCATAGAGGAATGCGTAGATAAAAGTCTTAGCTTGATTCCTTGTTTCAAGACCTGCCGCTTTTTGATTGGCTGTGTGTATGTCGCCGGATATAACTTCATTCGTATATTCATTATCATTCATGTAGTGAGCCAGCATCCGCAATTCTAAACCGCTTGCATCGATACCGACTAACTTACATCCTTTCTCAACTGTCCAAAGATTACGACATTCAGGTCCATATATAGCACCGCTATTAGGTACTTGAGCCATGTTAGGGCTGTGATGCGTCATACGACCTGTTACAGCCCCATTGGTGATTACTTTACCATGCACACGACCATCACGCTGTGTATGCTCCATCCAGCTTTCAATCTGTGCAATACGCTTTTGTAACATCAAATACTCTGCTATGGCTTTCGCTTCTGGGATGTCAATGCCTTCGAGCGTGGTTTCGTCGACGATGACGCTACCTTTTTCGGTGTACTTTTCTGGCTTCCAGCCCTTCTCGATGAGCCTCTCTGCGATTTGCTGGCGACTTCCGGGGTTGAACGGCTCGATGATGTCTTTGAGGGGCTTTCCTGTGGTTTTGTGGGTGCGACCAGCAGTGATTCTGGGAGGAAAAATCCTTTGCATTTCAGTCGTAATAGCATCCAACTTAGCTTTAAGTTCAGCCAGTAACTGCATAGCAGATGGTTCATTGAACTTGAAACCGTTTCGTTCTTGCACTGCAATGATTGTTTGCACTTCATGTTCTAACTCCTGTGATTTAGTTGAAAATTCTTGTCGCTTTAATTCAGCTTCAAGGTAGTTGTAAATCCTATGCAACACTTCTACATCCTGAATACAATACTGCACCATCTCTTCAAGGGTTTTTGTTTGTAAATCAAAATCATAAAACTCACTCTTCTGTATTCCCAACAGATTTCCTAGATTTCCTAGACTGTGTCCACCATCGAGACTTGGATTTACTAAGCGACTTAGCACTAATGTATCTTTGACTCTCCTCAATGTAATCTGACATTTCCATAACTTGTTTAGTAAGTAGAAATCGAATGCTATCCCATTGTGAGCCACTATCAAACTCGCTGCCTTTATGTACTCCGATAAGTCTTTTGCTTCTTTCCATACTTTTACCTCGTTGGTGTCTAAATCTTTAGTAACAACGCACCAGATCTTACTATGATCTAGTGTGGTTTCGATGTCCAATAAAATACGCATATAGAAACTATATATCAGTGTTTGCTATTTGTCAAGGAAATTAATTGATGTCTCAGGGCTTGTATTTCCGCCATCGCCATTACTAATTCCGTCTGTGTTTTGACTACCTGATCCTGTAGTTCCTTTACTTGCTTTTGTAGTTCTTCTACGCACTGCACTCGGTCTTCCGTAGTCCAAGTTGTCATCTGATTTCTCCATTTCCATAGGTTGTTCCAATTGAACAGATTCAAGGGTGGGCATTTCCACACCATTTTCCAACTCCTCAATATACTCTTCTAATAAACGAATGTATTGCTTCTGTCTTTCAAGTTCGTCAATACATCCCCGTGCTAACTCAAATACTCTTTTGCTTACTTCATCCACGAAATCATTCCTGATATATAAAACACAACCGCTACTAGCTCAACAATCAATAACGGATTGTCCCGTTGCTTCCAGCCTGCCCAAGCCCATATTGCACTGCCTACACCACTAAGAACAATGTTTAGTGGGTAGATATTAAAGCTGGTTAGTGCAATACCGATTAAGCAGAAACAGGTAGCAAGCCATTTAAAGAATAGCATTATGCTTGTCGCCATTTATCAATAACAATATCAAGAACTTCTCCATCTAAGTATTCAAATTGAGACATTCGATTATCACAGTTTACTACAATTGGTGCAGTCGCTGTGGTTGGTACATCCCAAGCTGAATTGCGTAACCAAAGATAGCGTTCAGCGTTATTAAACATCTCCTTGTTATCCTGAATGCGACTAAAGACATCCTTGTTCAGTTCACGCAATCGATCAATCTCATTACATAGATCTGTGATGATTCTTTTAGTTACATGGTAATCATCGTGTTGAGCATACTTTAATGCTTTTTCAAGTAAATCGTCTTTCATATTGTCTCCTGTATTTCTAACATACGACCGGTTGAAGAATTATATAGCAAATCGCCAGCACCGCCAGTGTAACCGCTAAAGCGATTCTTTAAAACCCTAACATGAGTAGTATTTCTCTCAATTGGATCATTAGCCTGTCCGTTACGCTCTAATCCAATAACAATGTCAGATAGTTGTGCAATCGAGCCAGAGCCACGCAACTGAGCCAGCGAAGTAACAGCCCCCTCCTCGTGACCTTTGCTCTCAGGACGCTTTAAATGCGACACACAAAGCAAACTGATTCCTGTTTCCTGCACCAGCATCCGCAAGCGAGTCATAATAGCATCAAGTGCCTTCCGTTCATCGCCAACGTCGCCACCACTAACAATGATACTAATGTGATCCAGCACCACATAGCCACATCCGAGTCCTTTTGCCATATAACGAACACGATTGACAATATTATCAAGGTTACTACTACCAAAGTGATCGAAAAGATAAAGGCGATCAGTTCCCAAAGTTCTAGCAAAACCATCTTTTAATTCCTCCTCAGTAACATCCACATCAGGTAAGTGGATTGGTTTGTTCAATGCCAAAGACATCAGCGATCTAGCAGTCTTACGCACACCTTCTTCCAAGAACATCATGCCGATATTGTCCTCGGTCTTGCTCAGAATGTGCCACACAATTTCACGCAAGAACTGTGATTTACCTAAGCCTGATCCAGCAGTAATCATCACTAATTCGCCCTTACGAATGCCATAGGTTAGTTTGTTTATACCAGAATAGGGATAATCTACTTCTGCCTTGTCAATAGGCTGAGATACTACATCCCAGAGACTTGAGCCTTGGATGATACCATCAGGCACATAAGGGTCAGCTTTCCACCAATCTTCAATAAAAGCGGAATCGGCTTTTCGTTGTAGATAATCAGATGCGTCTTTCAAGCCTGTCCGCATTTTCATAATCTTCACTTTACCGCCAAACAACTCAGCTACCGCCTGAGATGCTTTTTGCCCAGCTTCATCAACATCAAAGGCAAGAACAATATTCTCAAATGAGTCAAGGTATTCGTATTGGGCTTTACAGTCCTTTAAAGAAGCCTGTGCGCCGTTTCTGACCGATACGACAGGGTATTTAGCCCCCATCATCTGAAACGCTGACAGAGCGTCTAATTCGCCCTCGCAGATGGTAATGTAGCGACCACCTTTAGAGAATAAATGTTGCCCGAACAATGTCGCACCATTGAAGTCACCTGCGATTAAGAAATTTTTATTCGCCACCAATCTAGTCTTGACGGCAACGAGATTGCTGTTAGCGTCGTAATAAGGATAGTGGTGCTTATTGTTTTCTTGCTTGACTCCATATTTCACACATACCGCAGAAGTGATACCCCGTTCAGGAATAGCACTTGTTGCAGATTTTTGGTAAAACTCTAGATCTTTATTCATGGGTTTAGTATCGTAAGTTACAACCCCATCGCCTGTGACATAGGCATTACACACAAAACAATGTGAATGTCCATCGTCATATAAAGCATTTCCATCGCTTGATCCACACTTCTCACAAGCTATGTGCTTAATAAATTTACTTTGTTTTTGCATTAGCATTTACTTTGTTTTTGCCTTTCTTAGTTTCTGTTTCTTGTGCATCAATATGAGCCCCCATCGCTTGACTTGAAATTAGGTTAATCTGATCTTGATAGCGTTTTACTGTGTCATGGATAAACCACATGGTTCCGCTAGTGAGATCATCAGGATCAGCCGATGCCAATGTTTCTAATACAGCCGTAAACGATTGCATCTGAAATTCTAGCGTATCTAACGCATTGCTTAAATCATAATACTGTGTCATAAATCCTCCTATTTAACATCGATAACACCCTGCATCTTAATCCGATGAGGGAATTCCTTTTCAATCCAAAAACAACGATAAATCCCA